ACTCTTGTTTAGAATACACAAGGTTGAGGAATCTGTGCGTATGCGCACCACCACTAAACCCTGTGCGTGAGATATGGATATGCAAGCCACAGGTATTCGTATCCCATGCCTTGACCTTGTACGGGTCATTGGTACGCAGTTGTTCTAGCGTATCCCATAGTTCTTGTGCCTCATTCTTGAAGAAGTCATGAGACATAGGATGTGTGACTATCTCGAAGCCATGATTGAGAGAGCCGTCACTCTTGAGATAGGCTAGGTCTAGTGCCTCTAATCGGTAAGCATACTCGGATGCTAGTTCGTAATTACGACCAGCCTCTACCTCTACCTCTATGCCAAAGAACAAGCGTTCATTCTTATCGGTAGAGTGGAAGATTGCATCAGGTCTGTAGTTGTAATCGTGTATGAGACGACTGCTACTCTCCGCGCAACTATCGCATCCGTCAGCGTTCCATTCGTCGCAATCATCACAGTAGTAAGCATCCTGAGTACAACCCTCACACCATGATTCTCCTCTGTCTGTCATGTAACTTGTACCGAATGAGTTGTACTCACTACATGATTCGCAGTAGTAAGCACGATTCTCAGCACATGATTCGCACCACATCATGCGACCATCTATCTCATAGAAGGTGTCATTAGTAGTACCCACTTCATCACACCTATCGCAAATCATACAACAATCGCTACATACAATAGAACTGTCGTAACTTGTGAAGACTACATCATCAGTCTCAATGTCGGTACTACACACCGCACATTCGTGAACTGATTCATCAACTTCATCTATCATTGCACTACCCTTCTCGTTCGTTTAACCGAACAGTCTTACTTGTTGCGCTTTGCAACAAGAGTATTCTATCATACGGATAACTTGCTGTCAATCATGGCATCATTCATGCGAGAGCGAATCTCTTGCATCTCTGATACCAATGCCTTGAAGTCATTACGCTTGTGGCTCTCCTCTTGCATGCGCAAGGCACCCATAATGGCATGCCACTCACGCTCAGCCAATTCAATGGTAATCATCTCTGATAACTCATAACAGTCTCAAAGACAACATCATCAAGTTTTTCTATTAGTTCTTCCCATTCTAGTTGGGATAGGTCATGCCCAAGAATCTCTTGAACAAGGTCATAGTCGAGGCGGGATTCCCACAGCGTGTTTGTGTCGGAAATTTCTGCCACTAGTTCATCTGCTGTTGGGTACATGATTACCACTCCTCACGAATACGCTTAGCAAGGCGAAGCACTACGACAAGAGCAAGAACAGTAATCCATGCTCGGTGCATTAAGTAAAGGTCACCAAAGTATGTCTCAATGTTGATACTCCATTTACTTATCTCTAAGTTGAACAGTTGCATTTCATAACCTTTCGATTCGTTCGGTTAGCCGAACAGGATAACAATTTGTTATCACGCGCTCACCGCAAGACTCGCACTTGCGTAACTACCTATCGTGAGCCACCAGCCTACTACCTGCCCAAATCAGGGTAGGCTATCCGCTTAAGGCTTTAGTATAGCATGGATAGAACTTTGGGTCAAGCACCCATTCCCTCACTATTTTCGAGAATGAACTCGTTGAGTTCTAGGCCTTCAATAATTTCGCGTAAGGCTGAGTAGCCCATACGAAAATCTCCATTTTGCTGGCGGTCTTTCATATTATCTAGCAATTCTCTGAATCGCTTTTTACCTGCTTCCCACTCTATGTCTATCTCCTCATAGGTGGCGCAATCATACATGTCTTTCATTGTGACTCCTTATTGGAAGCCTCAGCCATAGCACGAACACCACGCTGATAACGCTCTTGCTCTGCTCGCTTCTCATTCAGAATGTTGGTCTGAACTTCAAGGTGAGCAAGTAGTTCATCTAGGTCTAGCATGTCTTACTCCATTCTATTCGGTTAACCGAACAACTGTTGTCGGCTATCAGTAAGTAGAACCCTCGCTGATAACTCTAGTATAGTCTAGCAATAAGTTCCTGTCAAGCACCATTCGGTTAGCCGAACAAGGGGCAGGTCGCTGGCGTGCATCAGTGGCTGGGAGGTTTGTGTCGGGCTAAGTTGTTGTTGTCGCTCGGGCTATTCGGTTTGTGTTGGTTTGTGTTGGCCGAATTTTTGGACAAAAAAATAACCCCGCTCCCGAAGGAGCGAGGCTATTTTCTTTTGCTTATGCGTTAGCCATTTTACTTTCTAGCACTGCGTTAATCTCTGCGATTGTGTCCTTTTGAGATTCATCTAGGCTTGAGAAGTCTAGGGCGGTGAAGTAAGCGAGCATATCGGCTAGTGCATTTTTAGGCGCTTTCGCTGGCTTATCCTCTTTTGGTGTCTGAGTTTTGTCATTCTTAGTTTTGCGGATAGTTGCTATCTCCTTTTGGAGCGCATCTAGTGTCTTAATCTGCTCACCTTTACCTGCACCAACTAGGTCATAACTGGCGCTGGCGGTGCTGAGTTGCTTAGCGATAGGTAGGGCGCGGAAGTCTGCATGCAAGGCGCGGAGTTTTGACCATGTTGGGAGCGCTGGCGCGTGTGAAGACTTCACGAATGAGGAGACTTTACCTGCATCCTCTAAACCCTTGATGAATTTCTTTTGTTCGGTAACTGACAAGCGAGATTCTAAAACCATAGTGGCGCTTAGGTTTTCTATGGCCTTGATGATTTCACTCTCAGACTTTGCAGAAGTCGAACACACTGAAACCCATGCAGAGGTGAGTTTTGGAGCCTTTATTACTACTGCTGATTTTGGAGCCTTTGTTGTCTTTGTCATTTTGGGTAACTGCTTTCTATTCGGTTAGCCGAACGGTGTTGTTCGGTATGGTCTCAGTGTAGTCGAAATTCCAATTTTTGACCAGTTAGGGGGATGTCCGATTTCGGGCGTGTCGTGAGCGTGAGCCTGAGCGTGAGCCTGTTCGGTTAGCCGAACGGAGGAGAGAAGTAGTTGAAAGTTCAACTATCTATCGGGCAGTTCTCTTTATCTCTTTGCGCTGTATCTATTTTATTTATTACGGGGGGAATCTATTTATTGAATACCCGCAGGGGATAGTTACTCACTACAGATTCCCCTGCACATAGATAACACGCACAATAAGCGCATAAATGCGCATCTTTGACCCGAGGTTTATTAAAAACGCTTTGTATTGTATATATATACTCCCATAATTATTTTCTGTTATATTTAATACCCCCCTCAGAGTACCTAAAGTACTCCTCGGATAGTGTGACCTACGTCACACCGTACGCTTAGTATACAGGGGTTCGGGAAAATACTTTCCCAACCCACTCGGAAATGACCCGTTTGAACGGGTCTTCTATAGTATATAGATAATATATACGGAGTCGCTCCGTTTAAGACTCCGCTCCTCCTATATATAATATAATTTTTGAATTTTTTATACAAATGGGACAGTTATGCCGTTTCTAAGAGGCGTTAAATCTGCGTTATTGGACGGGATATATAATGGGTCGAAAAGCAGGAAAACAGAGTTTTACCAAGGAAGAGGCACAGGCTAAAGTACTGGCTCTTCTAGAGCAGGGTGCTACAATCACCGCCGCCATGGCCGCCGTCGACCGTCAGGATACTGCCTTTCGTCAATGGTCCATGCAGAACCCCGAGTTCAAGGAAGCCTCTGACAAGGCTCGTCTTATGGGTAAAGGCATTAAGGCTGATTTATCCGAACTTAAGGATATGCCCTTCCATGAGTTCTCTGAGACCTTCCTAGGCTCTAAACTATTTAACCATCAACTGGACTGGATTGACCTGATTGAGGGTAACACTCCTCGCTGGCTACCTTCGGGTATGACTTATGAGCCAGGAGACCCCAACCGTGTCCTGATTAACGTGCCACCCGAGCACGCTAAGTCCACAACGATTACGACTAACTACGTAACCTACAAGATTGTGACCAACCCTAATACGCGAGTAATTATCGTTTCTAAAACCCAGGGTATGGCTCGCAAGTTCCTAGGCGCTATTAAGACGCGCCTTTCCCACCCTGGCTACATGCGACTACAAACGGCCTTCGGCCCTAACGGTGGGTATAAGGCGGATGCTACACAATGGTCCGCCGACATGATTTATCTAGGTACAGGACGTGACTCTGGCGAGAAGGACCCTACGGTTCAAGCATTGGGCTTTGGGTCTCAAATTTACGGAGCACGTGCTGACCTGATTATTCTTGACGACGTGGTAATGGGTTCAAACGCTCATGAGTGGGAAAAGCAAATTGAGTGGCTTCAAAAAGAAGTTATAACCCGTTTGGGACGCCACGGTAAACTTATCATCGTTGGGACTAGAGTAGCATCTATTGACCTCTACAAGATGATTAGAGATGGCTCACAGTGGACAGGTGGCAAGACCCCCTTTACATACTGTGCTATGCCAGCCGTACTACAGTTTGACGAGAAGCCTAAGAATTGGCAAACCCTCTGGCCTGAAACAGACCAGCAAGAAAATGATTTGGACGATGTACTTGAAAATGGATTATACCCGAAATGGGACGGACCCTCGCTCTTTAAGCGTCGCTCTGAGGTCGCTCCGTCTGTATGGGCTATGGTCTACCAACAAGAAGACGTCCAAGAAGACTCGATATTCTCTCCAACCTGTGTGGCTGGCTCAGTCAACGGAATGCGAAAAAGAGGACCTCTAAAGCCAGGTGCTCCAGGACATCCCCAGCATGTTGAGGGTTATACCATTATTGGACTTGACCCTGCTATGGCAGGTGCAACAGGTGCTGTAGTATGTACCTACAATAGAGCAGATGGGCGTATCTACGTTCTAGATGCTGTCAATATGACAGAACCTACTCCTGCTAAGATTCAAAATCTTATTGAAGATTGGGTGGAGAAATACCGCCCGCAAGAATTGCGTATCGAAATCAACGCACATCAGAAGGCTTACGCCCTGGACGACAATTTACGTAACTTCCTAGCAGGTTACGGTACGCAACTTAATTCTCACTTTACAGGTAAGAATAAATGGGACACTTCTTTTGGTGTGGCATCTATGGCTACGCTCTTTGGTAACACCCGTGATGGGCGTTTCCAGGATAACAACATTATTGAACTACCAAGTAATGAAGGCTCTGAAGGTCTGAAGACCCTAGTGCAAGAACTCATTACCTGGAAGCCTGACACTAAGAACCCAACTGACGTAGTTATGGCTTTATGGTTTGCTGTGATTCGTATCAGAGAAATGATGCAGCGCTCAAGCCAGGCAACACAGTATGCAAATAACCGATGGGCAACTCGCGCACAGGTTGAACGCAGATTCGCAATCAATCTAGATGACGCATTTGCTGACCAATGGTCACAACAATACAGTTAGGATAACAATGGCATTATCAATGGAACAGGTAGCAGCACGCGTTGAAGCGCTACGCTACCGCAACAGTGAGCGCGATGCTCGCAACCAGGATGTCCTTGCTGTCCGTAAGGGTCAAATCTCACAGGTTTACCCTGACTTCTTCCCAGACGGCGTAGATGCCAACGTAGTTGCTAACTTCATCGATGTAGTAGCACGCGACCTCTCAGAGGTTATGGCTCCACTTCCTGCAGTTAACTGTTCTGCTGCTAACTCTGTTAGCGATAAGGCTCGAGCATTCGCTGATAAGCGTACTCGTATTGCATCAAATTACTTTTCACACTCTGACCTATCAGTACAGATGTACTCAGGTGCAGACTGGTATCTAACATATGGTTTCGTTCCGTTCATGATTGAATTGGACGAAGAAGCAAAGATGCCGCGTATCCGCATAGAAAATCCGATTGGGGCCTACCCAGAATTTGACCGCTATGGACGCTGCGTTGCATTTGCTAAACGATATATAATGACTCTTGGTGAACTTGTTTCACAGTTCCCAGAGTTTGAACGAGAACTACTTGGCGCTAATGGCTACAAGCAGGACTTGTACTCACAGGTAGAAATGATTCGGTACTACGATAAAGACCAATCACTTATCTACTTGCCAACAAAAAAGAATTTAGTTTTATCTTACGCGGCTAATCCCCTTGGTAAGATGATGGTTGTCGTGGCGCGTAAGCCATCCATTGATGGTGAACTGCGTGGACAATTCGACGACGTATTAGGTATCCAACTTCTCCGCAACCGTTTCGCCTTATTGGCAATGGAAGCAGCAGAGAAAAGTGTTCAAGCACCAATTGTATTACCTCAAGACGTACAAGAACTCCAGTTGGGTGGTGATGCGGTTATTCGTACCGCCAACCCTGCTGGCGTTCGTCGTGTCGAATTAAACATTCCACAAGGCGCATTCACAGAATCACAACTTCTTAATCAAGAACTTCGTGCAGGTACTCGTTATCCAGAAGGACGTTCTGGTAACATCGATGCAAGCATCGTTACTGGCCAAGGCGTACAAGCACTCATGGGTGCATTTGATACACAGGTCAAGTCAGCACAGGCAATCTTTGCTTCATCACTACGTGATGTAATCAGCATGTGTTTTGAAATTGATGAGAAGATGTATCCAGAAGAGAAGACCATTCGTGGTGTAGATTCTGGTTCTCCATACGAGATTACATACAAGCCATCAAGAGACATCAAGGGAGATTTCTCTGCTGATGTTCGTTATGGTATGCTTGCTGGTCTTAACCCAGCACAGGGACTTATCTTTATGTTACAGGCTCTAGGTGGCGGTCTTATCTCTAAGGATATGGCTATGCGTGAACTACCATTTACGGTAAACGTCACACAAGAACTTGAAAAGATTGAAATTGAAAGTATGCGTGCATCACTTCTTGGTGGTATTACTGCGATGGCTCAGGCTATCCCAGCAATGGCTACATCAGGTGGAGACCCAGCATCTATTGTAACTAAGATTGCGGGAGTAATTACTGCACGTCAAAAGGGTACAACTCTTGAAGATGCCGTTGCAGAAGCGTTTGCTCCAGAGCAACCAGTTCCTCCTGTTGGGGCTGCACCTTCCCCTGTTGAGCAGCCGTCCCCTGTTCCAGGCGCGGCTCCAGCAGGAGGCCTTCCACCAGAAGCA